GTCCTTTACCTCTATTGGTACTGAGGTGAAGGTTTGTTTACGCTGAAACGCCCAAGGCGTTGCGCTGTCAAAATAAACTTGCACTACTACTGTCCTCCCAATTACTTACTTCTGATAAATCAGGCTCCCACATCTGCCCCGTCTCCCTGCGTATCCACAGAAGCTGGCCTTGTTCTTTAAGGTACGCTTCCCAATCTTCTGGCCCACGAGACATGTACTCATTGACTACTGCGGACCACTGTTCCTCTAGTGACTTTCCGTCAAGGAGCCTTTGTGCCTTCACCTTTCCTACTTTGGGAAGTCCGGGGATGTTGTCCGTGCTGTCTCCTGTCAGGAGCTGAGTGTAAAACCAAGACATAGCCTCGTCATCGCCCATCAGGTACTTTTCCCCGCTGATGATGTTACACTTGAGGCCGGGGATCATGTTTAGGTCTTTATCCGCTGTTACAATAACCGAATCAAAAGGCCCAAGACGGCACTGTAGAATACCAAGAAGGTCGTCAGCTTCCTCCCCATCAGAGACGGTAGTGTCCCATGTTCTCTTAATAAAATCTCTGATGTCTTCTTCATAAGATGGACGGTGGTCTGTGTCCCGGTTTCCTTTGTATGGTCTAGTGACTGCGACATCATATCGAAAGTTATTTTTTCCAGAAAGAAAGAATTTACTATCGTAGTCAGTGACTCCAAGGTCTTCTTGAAGTGCCCGGACTGTTGCTTTAACATTTCCAAGTGCATTCTCTAGAGGCTCTAAGTAACGCTCAGACCATAGCTTGTAGTCCTTGCCTTCCACCCTTGAGCGTTGGTTCTCTACTAGCTCGTCTAACCTAGCCAGTGCCTCTTTCTTGTAAGAGAACTGCTCTGGCTCGGCGTCCGCCGGGACCGATAGGAACCATATATTCCTTTCCGCCGCAAAGCCACAGCGAAATATAAGTATATCGGCATCAAACAGGGCAATCATTTTTTATCCTTTCACATATGTGAAAATCTAATGCTCAGTAGGTGGCGTAACATCCTCGATGATTTCATTGAGAATCTCTGTTTCCTCTGAATCGTCCTCTAGCTGGCGCATCATACCATCGGCCTGTTCAGCTAAGAATATGATGTTAGGCCGCAGCATAGCGGTGCCCTCGACAAAACCGTTGATCCTGCTGACTAGAGCGTACCCTTCATGCCCGTACTCTCCGTCTTCCCCAATGGCGTTATCCGTAGCCATCACTACGTAATGCTCGTTTTCGTAGATAGTTTCACTCATCTTTTAAATCCTGTTCCTTATTAATTAGTTCCTGAGTTACTTCGTGGAGGAACGCAGTAAGGAGTCCCATCCGCTTTGCGTTGTTGGCGCTTTTGGGAAACTCAAGCGCTCCTGTGACCAAAGCAGTTTGGACAAGTCGCGCAGCGTCAGACCGTGCTCTCCCCCAATCCCACACGGGCTGCATTCGTCTCTCAAATTCTTGCTTCTCTGTCCAGTAGTCATTCCTAGAAGCTCCTGAACGTTTTGGCGCAGATTTGAGTACACTCGCAGTTTCCGTCTTGGCGATCTCGCTTGCATCTATCCGCACGATATCCTTCGGGTCTACCTTCTTCCCGTCGAAACCGAAGCTGATCGCCTCTCCCGCTGTCAGCCCTGACTCCTTCTCTCCTGTCCTGAACCATACGTTTGGTGCCTCCTGAATCTGAAAACTATGGAGCAGAGTGCCGTTCCAGTCGTTACTCGCTACCTTTGTTACAACGCCACTGTAAGTGTTCATCTAAACCCTCCTATTTTATAACATGTTGGATGCCTGTGCTGCGTCTTTCCATAGCCCCTCCTCGGCCTGATACTCGACGCTAGTTTCTTTTACCCCCCACCTTGGCCCGTACATCACCTCAGTGGCAAGGGGCACTGTGAGGTTTACTCCGTACAATTTACTCAATATTTGGTATACGTCTTGAGTAAAAGCCTTCTCCGAGAGCCGGGTCAAAGTAGACCTTTCCTCTGAGGAGACTTCCGTAATAATGGAATCGTGTACCGTGTTCACAATGAAGCTCTGCATACCCTCCATAGTATGCCACATAACTACTAGGACTAACGGGATAATCTCCGCAGTTGCAAGAGCCTGCACCGGGTAGTTGAAGATCGAGGTAGAGTTGGTAATGTAACCACTCCGTTTCATCTTCGTGTCCGGCCAGTAGTAAGTCATCCCCCACTCCGTAGTCAGCTTCTTGTCTTTTAGAACTACTTGAGTCCATCTTGTTTGCTCACTAAAGACTGATGAATAACGCTCCTTAAATGCGTCATAGTACGTTCTTTCTCGTTCACTGCCCGAAGTTCCTCCGTACAGAGGCTTAAAGGTATGCGCCTTTGCCTCCTGCCTTGAGACTCCAATAATATCTGCGGAGTATTGGTGGGCGTCTCGTCCGAGGTGTACCGCCACCCGGAACTCCAACTGTGACCCGTCAGCCTCTCCCACTGACCACCCATCATTACGCGCACGGAAAAGGGGCTTAAATAGTCTGTTAAAATTTTGGAACTGTACTGAGGCTTTACCAACGCCAGTCGAAGAAAGTCTGTGAGTTCTAGTAGCTGTCTGGTTAAAATTTCCGTATAGCAGTCCCTGATTATTACGCACAACGTCTGCAAACTTGCGGATGTACTTAGTGAGGTCGGAATGAAGTTGACTCCACTTTCCACGCAGAGCAAGAAACTTGCGCTGTCGGGCTGTCCTTCCAACAAGTCTCGCCAAGACGGGGGCTGCTGTACTAGGGTCTCCTGAACTCGTAAGGATAGGTTGCCGACGATGGTCTGTCGGTACTTGGAATCCAAGCTCCCCATAGATAAACTCACGCATCTGTTTGGGGGAACTTGGGTTCCTTCCCCCGCAGAATTCTTGGAGTCTATTTGTGAGTCTAGCATACTCTGCCTCTTTTTCTTCTTCTAGCTTGAGTACTGCTTCTTCGTCCAACTTCATACCGTTGGCTTCAATATCAGCAAGCGCGGGAGTAACGAGGTTTCTTTGGTAGTTTATCGCCTCAAGAGCACGGCCCTTTAGCTCGTCCCTCTGAAGCATAAACAACTCATGAGTGGCCTCGACATCCCGCTCACAGTACCGTAGCAGCCACTCCTCTGGTATGTTCTCGACGGGACACCCCGCCTTAATCATACTCGATACTGTGTCACCTTTGCTACCAAGTTTGTACCGGGCCAAGGTAGCGTCAAGGCCGAGGTGCTGCGGCCTGAGACTATTGCCGCCGAGGACATACTCGGCGATCATAGTGTCAAATGTTACGACCCGTCGGAGGTTGACCCCGCATCTTCTGAGCCATCCAAGCTCGAATTTTGCATTGTGAGCGACAACGAAGTCAGCAGAGTCAACACATTCAACCAATCTTTGCTGCTCGTACTCTCCTCCACGACAATGGTGCATCTCTCCGTCGGCTCCTCTCCAGCAAGCCAAGACAATTCGATTGCTAGGCGAGACGGGCGACCCCTTGAGGTCAGCAGTTGTTTCAAAGTCAAGGACGACATAGTTATTGCTCCAATAAATCGAAGGGTCGGGGTTAGCTACGTGATCTGGGATATCAGCTAAAGCTGGTCCAATATCCTGCGCCTTCTCCTCCAGAGGTGACAAGTTCATGTACTTCTACTCCGCGTAGTCTCAAGGTAACGCCCACACTGCGCCCTGCGGCGTTGGTGTAGGGGACGATCTGGCCCTTAATACGGGCACGGCTGCCGCCATACACTGGCTTGTCGGCATCGTCTACGTCAACGAAAGACAACTTGGGTCGCTGCTCAAATGAGTCCCCTTCCTTCGGAGATACTTTTGCCTTCAGTTTGAACTTGAAGCGTACATTACCTGTACGTTCCCCTTCGTCATCTACTTCCTCCTCAAACACGGGCAATTTGTTGTACGTCTTCTGTTTACCCGCGTCCAATGTCTGGAAAAAGTCCTCGCGGGACCGCTCCAGTTTGGCGATAAACTCTTGAGCCTCCTCGAACGGGAGCAACATGCGGGTCTGATACACGCCGTCTGGGTCGAACCTAGTGTCTGCCTTAGTCAGCCAAGGGTACTCAAGCTCCCCTACGGGAGACACAAAAACGTCGTATCTGAATTTATTATCACTCATTTTAGCTTCCTTTTTTGATTTGTTTTCTAGCTCTGGACAACCGTGTGTAGATAACTCCGGGAGTTACCCCGTCTGCGTGTGCAATATCATCTACTGATCGCCCCTCTACGTAGTGCGCGACGAGAACGTCAAGCATGGGTTGGGACAGTCCCTCCACTGCTGTAGCCAGTTCTTCGTACTCCATGTACTCAAGTGGGTCAGCGGTGTCATCCTGACCATGCACGGCGCGTAGCTGGTTAGCATGTTGTTCTTCTAGTTCACGCCTACGCCGTCCTCGTCGCTTGGCATCCAATGCCATATTTTTTGAGAGTGTCGCCACCCACGCCTCTGGGTTGTCCGGCATCTCCCCCCCGTACTCAAGAATCTTGACGTACAGGTCTTGCCTCTGGTCTTCTGTGATACTTAGTCGGTCTACTGCTCTGATAAGAGTAGGGTTTATTTTCATTTTTATTGTCCCTTTATAATAAGACGATTGAAACTGTTATTTCTTACATAAAATTATAGCCACTCCAACTTAATTACACGCCCTCCTCCAGCACTAACCTGCCACTTTACCTCCTCTTTACTTAGGCTAGAGATCGTCTTTTGTCTACCGCTAGAGTACTTTACTCTAGCGGTGTAAGTTCGCTTAGTAGCGGATTTGTTAGTACTGTAAACCATTCGTGATTTCCTGACACCTTATTTTTTGGGAGGGACAGCACTATCTCGCCCCTCATCGCGTTCTTGTCGGTCGCCCCCAGCCCCACCATAAGGTCTGCCTGTGCGGGAATACCTGTATTGGAGAAATCTACATCGCCTAGGTCCAGAACAGCCTTTCCTGAAGCAGAGTCTCCAGCTTGGGTGGTAGAAACGACAACTATATTGTGCTTTTTTGCCCATTCTCTTGCCCTCGTCGCAGCCTGCTCCAATTCAAGCACTCGGTTATCGGTGCCCATCTTGATGTTTCGGAGCTGATCTATAACTAAAACATGAGGCGAATTAGAGGCGATTAGAGCCTCGATCTCCGCCGGAGTACCGGGGGCTAGACTAGCCAGAGAAAGCCTCTCGTAGCCCCTCTCACGCACTCTGAGGTCCGCTTTTTCGGGGTCTTGTAGAACTTCGTACTTATCCATGCCAGATAAGCGGTTTACGACCCGCATATTTATGTCGTCTAGGGGGTCTTCATTGCCCACATAGAGCACCCGCAAGTCTTGGTCTAAGAAGCCAGCAATCATGTTGATTACGGCCATAGTCTTGCCCATTTCGGGCCGTGCGAATAGGACGATATGATGGCCGGGC